TTATGACTTTTCCCTTGCCATTAAAAGAGGTAAATTCAATTCATAAAGAATATCATTTACCTCCCACAACAGGTTCTTTTTAGTTTTGTGATTTATTAGCAACCATTTAACGACCATATCAAATGCAATAGAAGCAGATAAAACATATCCTGCTTTTTGCAGTAATATTTCTATCTCATCTATTTTTAGTTCTAAAGATATTGCAAGTGCGAGTAAAGATGTTTTTGCCGGATTATAATCCGTTTTTATGTGCCTGAACATACGTTCGCTAAGTAATGCTCTATCATATATAATTTTTTGTTTTGCAGGATATTTTAAAATTATTGAATTTAGATAACTCTGAAAACTTTTATCTTTTTTAAAGGTCAGTCCTGCTTGGTTTGCCAATTTTTCTTTTTCAAAATCTGAAAGATTAAATATTTTTGCAGCATTAGCAATAACATTTAACTTGAAGTTTTTTTGTCTGCGCACTGGACGGGTTTTGTTTCCAGTAAGCGAGATATTGTTTTTTTAAGCCAATTAAAGAATAAACTTCTTCAACATTTTTGATGCCGTGAGCTTGTTTATGGCTTTGGGCTAACCTTTTAACAGTATCAACAAAGCTCTCCTCAAGCTCAATTCCTCTTTCTTTTAACCATTCTTCTACTTTTTCGTTTGTCATGTGTTCTCCTTTCTATATTAATTACTTTAAGCAAGAAGTAAAACAATAATATTTTACTTCTTGCTGTAAAAATTTAAGTAGTTACTTAATAAAAATAACGCCTATTATCGGTTTTAGTTTGCGCCATAAAATCTTTATTTTCTAGAGCTTTTTTAATCAAACTTTTTTTGAATGGAATATGTAATGTGGGAACTTTATCCATATTATCTCTAAATACTGGCAATTTATTCCATAACTCTTTAATTTCTTTTTTTAATGCTCCATCTTTTGCAATATCTTCCTTGTTTTCATAATCAGGATATATAACAATAATTGGTAAATCACATGTATTTATTCCATAATCAATTTCCTCTCTTAAGGCTCTACTATTTATAGTATTTATACTTAAAAATAAAAGAATATTTTTTGAATTATTTAATCGTTGATGTAATCTCGGCTTTAATGTTTTTTCCCAATCGCTGCCATCCCTTACATCATAAGTTTTATTATGTGAGTCATTAAAAGGAAAATCTGAATCGTTGGCTTTCCATGCTTTTAATAAATTGTAATAGCAAAAATCTTTTGCTTGATTTGCACCTAAATTGCTTTCTTTAAAAGGTTCTTTAACGTAAAATGCTGAGTAATTACCGTTTCTGTAAGACATAATAAATCTCCTTTCTTTCCTACAACTCAATGATGTTATCTACCAAATTTAAATCATTCCAAACTTCTTCAGTTACTATAATTTTTATATCTTCTTTAAATTGCTCTTTGCTAAATTTTAGGGTACAAATCATACATTTCAACAAATCCAAATTTGATTTTTCAGGTAAATCAGTAAATGACGTGATTCCGGAGCCGATTAATGGTAATACAATCGGTTCCCCATTATATGTTCTGCGTAGCTCTTCCCACATAATGGTTAAACATTGCTCATATTCTTGTCTGGTAATATGAGCAACATTATCTTCATTAAAATGAGAAAAGGCTAAGAGCAGGTATTTTTTATATTTCACGATTCTTCCTAATGGGAATTTGTAACCTCTAGATGTCTTTTTTCGGGGAAGTTTTACGGGATCTTTAGATTCAATAATAACCTTTTTTAACTCAGGTATATCTATTTGAAAATTATTTAAAAATTTTCCATTCAATGAATTTTCGGAAATAATAACATTATCAACAGTAGTATCAAAATATTCGTTAAATGGTATTAAGACCAGTCCATTTTCCTCAAATATATCACCAACTTTTATTTCAATATTATTTTTTTTAGCTTTTATATTGTAGGTTTTCTTTCTTAACAATATAAATCTCACTGTAGTTGCAATAAACAAATAAACAAATAAACAACTAATACAATTAATACCCAATTCCACCATTGTAGTGAATATATATCTTGAAAACTAAATCCTGCAATTCCTAAAATTGTTGCAACAAAAGCGAAAATATATGAGGCGATTGAAAAAGATTTTTTCCAACCGTAACTTATAGAATTCCAAAATTTTAAAATATTTTCGGTAATAGCTAACATGTTTACACTAAAATGGGTTGTAATGCAGTTGTAGTTATAGTTTTGCTTATTTAAACATAATTTTTGCAAACACATCAACACTATCAAAAATTTTTCCATCCTTTTGTTAACCGGAATAGGTACCTAAAAAGTTAATACTATTCTAAGAAATGAAAGGAAACAGAAAAATGAATGAAATTAAATGTCCAAAGTGTGGAGAAGAATTCTCTGTTGATGAAAATTATTACAATTTAATCGTTAAGCAAATCAGAGATAAAGAATTTGCTAAAGAAGTAAAAAATATTGAAGCCAAATATGACAAAGATATGGAGCATTTGCTTAAGCTATCTAGAATGGAATTACAAAAAGAGTTTGATGATGAATTAGCAGATAAAGCTGCTGAAATAGTCAAATTAAAAGCAAAAATGGAATCCGATGAAAAGGCTTTCTACCTTAAACTAACCGGTTTTGTAGCTCAAAAAGATAAAGAAGTCGGTGAACTCAAAAACAAATTAAATACCTTTAATAAGTCTAAGGAAGTTGAAATAGCAAACATAATGGCAGATATGAGTAATAAATTATCCGCACAGGAAAACTTTATCCTTAAACTTACTAATGAAAATGAGCTGGCAGAAAAAGAATTCAAGCTCCGGGAACAATCTTTGAAAGAACAGTATGAAAACAAATTACGCTTTAAAGATGAAGAAATTGAACGTTACAAAGACTTTAAGTCAAAACTTTCTACAAAAATGTTAGGTGAAAGTTTAGAGCAGCATTGTGAAATATCTTTTGAACAGTTACGTGCTACAGGATTTAAAACTGCGGAATTTGGTAAAGATAATAATGCAAAGTCCGGCAGCAAAGGTGATTATATTTACCGTGATTATGACAGTAATGGTAATGAGCTGATTTCCATTATGTTTGAGATGAAGAATGAAGCTGATACTACTTCTGTGAAAAAGAAAAATACTGATTTCTTGAAAGAATTAGATAAAGACAGATGTGAAAAGAATTGTGAGTATGCAATATTAGTTTCTATGCTGGAGCCGGAGAATGAATTGTATAACAACGGTATTGTTGATGTTTCGCACAAATATGAAAAAATGTACGTAATTAGACCGCAGTTCTTTATTCCGATTATTACTGTTTTAAGGAATGCTGCTTTGAAATCTTTAGAGTACAGAAATGAATTAGCATTGGTTAAATCCCAAAATATTGATGTTTCAAACTTTGAAGCTGCAATGAATGACTTTAAAGATAAATTTTCAAAGAATTACCAGTTAGCAAGTCGGAAGTTTAAAACTGCGATTGAAGAAATTGATAAGACTATTGACCACCTGCAAAAGACAAAAGATGCGTTGTTGTCTTCTGAAAATAACTTGCGGTTAGCGAATAACAAAGCGGAAGATTTAAGTATTAAAAGGCTGACTAAGGATAATCCTACTATGCGAGCGAAATTTGCAGAACTAAATACATAAATTTCCATTTCCTTTGCTTGCAGAACCGGGAGTAAACTTGGGAATAGTTTACTTCCGGTTTTATATTGGCAAAGTTGTATTTATGTTTTCTAATCGTTACATTTTTCTATGCACCTGCGAAAACAGTTTGGTGCAGAAGGAAGGTGAAATTGTGAGAAAATTGGTTGAACCGATAAAAAGTAAAGCTGATATTATAAAAATTGAGAATTATTTAAAATCACATAAGCAAAGGGATTATGTGATTTGGGTTTTAGGGTTAAATTCGGGTTTAAGAGTTTCAGATATTGTCGGATTGAATGTTTGTGATGTCTTAAATAAATCACATATTGAAATTCAGGAAAAGAAAACTGGAAAACGTAAGAAATTTTTGATAAACCGAAAATTAAGAACTGTTTTAGATGATTATACTAGGGGTAAAGATATAAATACTCCGTTATTTGTTGGTAAACATGGGAAAAGGCTTAATAAAAAAGAGGTTTACAGATTTATAAATAAAGCGTGTGAAGAAATCGGAATAAAAGTAAATGCAGGAACTCACACAATGAGAAAAACTTTCGGGTATCACCATTACCAAAAATATAAAGACCCTGTTATCTTACAAAAAATATTCAACCACAGTTCACAACGAATAACCCTCATGTACATTGGTGTGGAACAGGATGAAATAGATTTCAGTTATAAAAATTTTGAGCTATAAAATGTCCTAAAATGCTTCATTATTGGACATTCTTGCATAGCCCCATGATACTTTAATTGTACCTGTCTGTCAAATTGATTAAATAAATTTTTAAACATATTTTTACATTATTAAACCTGTAATACAAGTGGTTTCAAGCATTTTGTCCACCTCTGAAGCAGACAAAGACAAATTTATCAACTGATAAAGAAGTTCAGGTTAAAAGTACTGAAAGGGTTAGAAACCATGGTGAGGTCTTGACGGCAAGGCGTGAAGTGGAGGCTATGCTTGACCTTGTCAAAAACGAATCCGAACGTATTGACAGCCGTTTTTTAGAACCCGCTTGCGGGGACGGCAACTTTCTGACTGCAATTTTGGAGCGGAAACTTAAAACTGTTGTAAACAGGTATAGAACAAAGCAAGCGGATTTTGAGGTTCAAATGCTTTCGGCACTTTCAAGTATTTACGGAATAGATTTGCTTGAAGATAACGTTGAAGAATCTCAAAAGAGGATGTTTGAAATAGCCTTAAAATGCTATAAAGACACCCTGCACAAAACTCCTGATGATGAATTTCAAAATGTTATGAAATTTATTTTGAAGAAAAATATTTTGCAGGGTGATTCGCTCAATGGCATTGATAAAATCACTTTTACGCAATGGACGCTTGTCGGGTACCAGTTCAAGCGGGAAGAATACACTTTTGCACAGATGAACCAGCAGGCGGAAATACTTAATACTCCGCTATTTGCGTCATTGACTAATGACAAAGGCGAGGATGTTTTTATACCAGAGCCTGTAAAAACTTATCCTCTCACACATTATAGAAAACTTGGTTTAAGAATCAACGATAAAGAATCCCCCTCACCTCGAACCCTCACACCACTTGCGGGCGAGGGAGCTTTAGATACGCAAGAAAGTTCTAATATAGATGAGGGGGCACTATGACGTTTTTGGAAGAAATGCACAAACCCGATATTTTGGATTGTATCTCACACCTGTCATCAGATGAAGTTTTCACTCCGCCTAAAGTTGTTAATCAAATGCTGGATACATTGCCAACGGAGCTTTTTCAAAATCCTGATACCAAATTTTTAGACCCATGTACAAAATCCGGTGTTTTTTTGAGAGAAATTGCCAAACGGTTGATAACAGGCTTGGCGGATAAAATCCCCGATTTGGAAACCCGAATTGACCATATTTTTAAAAAGCAGTTATACGGGCTTGCAATAACTGAATTGACAGCACTACTTGCACGGCGGAGCGTGTATTGCTCAAAAGAGGCTGACGGGGAATATTCCGTATGCAAATTTGCAGACAGTTCGGGAAATATTGAATATAAAAAGACGTATCACGTCTGGTTTAAAGATAAATGTATGATGTGCGGAGCTTCTAAATCCGAGTACGACAGAGGGGAGGAGCTTGAAACACACGCCTATTCCTTTATCCATACCGATGAACAAAGAAACTCTGCTTTGTTTAAGAGGTTAAAGGAAATGAAATTTGATGTTATAATCGGTAATCCGCCGTACCAGTTGAGTGACGGCGGTAATGGAGCGAGTGCAAAACCGTTATACCACCTGTTCGTAGAACAAGCCAAAAGGCTTAATCCAAGATATATAACGATGATTATTCCCGCACGTTGGTATGCCGGTGGAAAAGGGTTAGATGACTTTAGAGATAGAATGCTTAATGATACACATTTTATTGAAATTATTGATTATCCAAACCCAAAAGATTGCTTTCCTGGTATCAATATTAGTGGGGGAGTTTGTTACTTTTTATGGGATAAACAACATCAAGGAAAATGTAAATTTACAAATGTCGCTGGAAATGAAAGGGTTACAGCTTATAGGGAATTAAATGAATTTAGTTACTTTATACGATATAATAAAGCCGTTTCAATTATTCACAAAGTTGAAATTGATAAAGAAAAGCTATCAAGTATAATAACCTCAAGAAAGCCTTTTGGAATAGATTCTTTTGTTAGAGGAGAACAGAAAAAAGGGGAGAATTGTTTAACATTAGTATCTAGTGCTGGAATTGGTTATATTCCTATATCACAAATTTCACAAGGTCAAAATCTAATAGATAAGTACAAAGTTATTATAGGAAAAGCCTTATCTGGACATATTGGCGAAACTGATGAAAATGGTCAGGTTAAAGTATTGGCTAAATTAGATGTTCTAAAACCTAATGAAGTTTGTACAGAATCGTATTTATGCATTGGTTCATTTGAAAATCTCAAAGAAGCAGAAAATCTAAAACAATATTTAGCCACAAAATTTGTAAGGTTTTTATTATTATTAGCCTTAACATCAATGAATATAACAAAAGACAAATTCTGTTTTGTCCCTCTCCAAGACTTCAACGAAGAATGGACAGACGAAAAGTTGTACAAAAAATACGGACTTACGCAGGACGAAATCGACTTTATCGAATCAATGATAAGACCTATGGAATAGGAGTAAATAGATATTTTACTCGTAACTCCGTTAATAATCACACAATACGCACATTGAAAATTTAATATCCGCAATTTTTCTTAATTTATATCAAAAAAGGGTTGAAAAACGACTTGTCATGTTTTATAATGACAATATGGCAGGCGTTGATAAAATTATTCAAAGTTTTAAGACAACAAAATTCGGACATACATTTGAAGAATGTAAAAAGGTGCTTGAATATATCGGGTTTGAAGAAAAATCCTCAAGAGGTTCACACCACAAATTTATCAAACAAGGTTTAAACCGCCCGTTTATACTTGCAAAACACCGCCCGATTGACCCTGCCGCAATTGATGACATACTCACCTTTATTGAAAAGGAGGAACATGATGACTGATAAAAATACAACGAAAGATTTGAATTATTATCTTAATTTACCTTGGCAGTTTGAGTTTTCCCGCCATCCTGACGGCAAATATTCTGCAAGAGTAGAGGGTTTGTCCTGTTACTCCGGCGGTGATACTTTAGAAGAAGCCTCAAGAGAAATTCAAGACGCATTATCATTTTATATAGAAAGCTGTCTTGAAGACGGAATGCCTATACCAGAGCCGCAAGACATTGCAAATGCAAACGGAAGAATTAGCATAAGAACGTCAAAACAAACTCATTTAAAACTTATTAAACTTGCATTTGAAGAAAATGTTTCGGTATCTCATTTAATAAATGACGCTATTATAAGACAATACGGCTAGTAAATTTAAGAATATTTGCGGATATTAGTTTCAAAACTCAAAAGGAACAATTATGGCAGATATTCTTTCAAAAACAAAAACACCAAAAATTTACGCATACACAGAACCGCAGTATGAAAATACGCCGTGGCAAAACAGGAAAGGGTTGAACCCCTCACCCCAGCCCTCTCCCTCAAGGGGCGAGGGAGCAAAATGCGGTTTGATTAAGGTCGGGTTTACGACCAAAACCGCACAAGAAAGGATTTCCGAACAATTCGGCACGAACAAACCGACCGCCAATCCTTATACAATACTTTTGGAAGAACTTGCAATCCGTGATGACGGAACATATTTTCGTGATTATGATGTACATAAAATTCTTGAAAAATGCGGATGTTACAAATTCCCAAACTCCGAATGGTTTGAATGCACGTTAGATGAAGTTAAACAAGCTATATTTGCGCTAAAAAAACATAAATCGGAAATAACAAACCGCTGCAACGATTTCAAAATGCGTCCCGAGCAAAAGCGTGCAGTTGAAGTTACAAGCGAATATTTTAGAAAATACAGTTACGACAAAGAAGAAAAAACTCCGCATTTTCTCTGGAATGCAAAAATGAGATTTGGCAAAACCTTTACCGCATACCAACTGGCAAAGGAAATGGGCTGGAAGAACATTTTAGTTCTCACATTTAAACCCGCCGTCCAAAACTCCTGGGAAGAAGATTTGAAATCACACATAGATTTTGCAGATTGGCAGTTTATTTCAAGAACAGGCACACAATACAAAGAGATAAACCGTCACAAGCCTTTTGTATGGTTTGCAAGTTTTCAGGATGTATTGCAAAAAACAGACTCCGGCGGAATAAAGCCCCGCAACGAAGTTATCCACATGATTAACTGGGATTGCATAATTTTGGATGAATACCATTTCGGAGCGTGGAGAGATTCCGCAAAAGACCTTTATGACGCCGAAGATAAAAAAGAACAGATGAGTCAAAATGGCGGCGGACTTGATTATTACGATGAAGAACAAATGCCATTAACAACAGAGGCGTACTTATATCTTTCGGGAACGCCGTTCAAAGCCTTGAATAACGGCGAATTTTTGGAAGACCAAATTTTCAACTGGACATACACAGATGAGCAGCGGGAAAAAGAACATTGGGATGAAAAAGACGGAGCAAATCCGTATTTAGAACTTCCCAAAATGGTTATGATGACGTACAAAATGCCCGAAGAAATTAAACAAATTGCTCTGAATGGCGAATTTGACGAGTTTAGTTTGAATGAATTTTTCTCGGCAAGTGAAGTAAACGGTCATTACGTTTTCAAATATGAAAAAGAAGTCGGGAATTGGCTGAATTTAATTAGGGGGCAATATAAACCGACGGCACTGGATGAACTAAAAGTCGGCAAAAAACCGCCAATGCCGTATTCAGACACAAGATTGTTAGACTCATTAAGACATACCTTTTGGTTTTTGCCCTCTGTTGCAAGCTGCAAAGCAATGGGCGAACTTCTTAATAATCATCCGTTTTATCAAGAATATGACGTTATTGTTTGTGCCGGAAATGATGCAGGAATGGGAGTTGAGGCACTAAAACCTGTTAGAGCTGCAATTAAAAACGGATTTACTACTAAAACAATTACGCTATCCTGCGGGAAACTTACAACGGGTGTTACAGTTCCCGAGTGGGGCGGAATATTTATGCTGAGAGATACCTCAAGCCCCGAAACCTATTTTCAATCTGCGTTTCGTGTTCAATCACCGTGGACAGTCAAGAATCCAACTGGGCTTAATCCAAACGAAAAAGCGATTGTAAAAGAAGTTTGCTATGTTTTTGACTTTGCACCGGATAGAGCCTTAAAACAAATTGCAGATTATTCCGCAAGACTGAATGTAAATTCACAGGAAACGCCGGAACAAAAAGTTCAGGAATTTATAAGTTTTCTACCTGTACTTTGCTATGACGGCTCAAGGATGGATGAGATTGACGCTAACGAACTTTTAGACCTTGTAGTGTCAGGGACAGGCTCATCTATGCTTGCAAGAAGATGGGAAAGTGCATTGCTTGTGAATGTGGATAACGGAACACTTACAAAATTGTTGAATGACGAAAAAGCAATGGATGCAATTTCAAGAATAGAGGGTTTCCGCAATTTAAACAAGGATATTGAAACACTTGTAAATAAGTCTGAAGCCTTAAAAAAGGCTAAAAAGGAAAAGGCGGAAGGGCTGACAAAGGCAGAGAAGAAAGAATTGACAGAGCAAGAGAAAGAAATAAAATCTAAACGCCGTGAAATTCAGGAAAAACTAATAAAATTTGCAACAAGAATCCCTGTATTTTTGTATTTGACAGATTACAGAGAGCAAACACTGAAAGATGTAATTACGCAAATTGAACCCGAGTTATTCCAAAAAGTTACAGGGCTGACCATTCTCGATTTTGAACTTTTGGTAAGTATCGGGATATTTAACGAACAGCTCATGAACTCCGCAGTTTTTGCATTCAAACGTTACGAGGACGCAAGTCTTGTTTATACCGGAATTTCAAAACACAAAGAAATACAAATCGGTGGCTGGAATACAAAAATTGACAAAACAGAGTATGAAAACATGTAACCAAATCTGACGAACAAATATTTTATGATAAAAAGGAGAAAGAAAATGGATTGGTTCAAAATAATAGCAGCAATATTTTTTATAGACTGGTTCTTTGATGACTAAGGAGTAAAACATTGAACGACAAAAACAAAATAGGTGAAAATGTATTAATATACGGTATTCTTGTACTGGATGCCGTTATAAAAGTTATTGTCTGGATATTCCCGAAATGTATGTAATAATAAAAGACCGTAAAATAGGATTTGCAAATGAAACAGGCGTTGTTGTTAAACCAACTTATGACGATATTTTGGATGAGAATTTTTTATATCATGAAAAACTATATCCGGCTTTTGCTGCAATTAAATATTAACAATACGGTTATATTGATAAATTCGGAAAACCTCTGACGGATTTTATATATGATAATGTTGATTTCCCTCTAATATCTCCGATTGCACACGTACTTAATAAAAATGGCATGGATGAATATATCAGCTTATCTTCAGGCAAGACAATATGTTCTAATCCGACCTCAAAAGATATTACAGCAAGCATAACAAATTCTCACCTTGCAATGCTTATTGAAGGTAAAAGATACAAAGTTTATGATAAAGACGAAAAAACAGTAGCCGATTTTCTTAATAATAAAGAATTGAATTCTGCGCCGATTCGTTATCTTAACGAAAAACTTTTGATGTATTTTAGCGAAACTGAAGATGGTCATATAATAGGGCTTGCGAATTATAACGGCAAAGTATTAACCGATATAAAATATTCAGATATTACAGCGGTTGCGGGAACAACATCGGTTATAGCAACGGATTATGAAAGCGGTCTTTCTGAACTTGTTAATGAGGGCGGTAAAATACTTCAGATAAAAATGAATAATGTTACAAGCTGGAATGGTGTTGATAATGAAGGTCGTTTAATTCCGCCGTTGGTTTATTGGAAAGAAAATGATGATACCACCGATGTTGATAAATGTATTCAGCTTAATGAAAAAATGCTTGAAAATTAGCAAAGGAGAACTTGAGTGGATAATAGGAATAATTTTAGCTATGCTTGTAACTTGTGGCAGCGATTAACCTTAAAAAAGAATTCCGGTAAAACGGAATAGTTACCTCTTATTACATCCTCGGATGTTTTAATTTGTAATGTTTGCTTTATATCTTTTGAGGGTGGTTTAAGACGCCCTCTTTTTTGTGTAATCAGTTTGGTTGATAATTTTGATGACATGGTGTATTATAATTTTATAAAGCAGACGAAATAATAAAATTTAATATAAACTCATAAAGAGTTGTGCGAGGGACAAGCCCTATGACCACACAGCAACCTACATAAACTGCAAGGTGCTAAAGCTTGAACGATGGGTAAAGTAAATTTTAATTAAGATTTTAATTAAAAACCCATCTTTGCGATGGGTTTTTCTCATGCTCCTCTTTATGAATTAAAATCAAGAGGTAGCAGACTGTTGCAGCAAGAAAGCACAAAAACTTCATATCATATGGAAATAGCTGATTTGAACAGTGCTTCTTTTGCTTATTCAAAAAACTCGTCAACAAGAAACTTTACAAACTCTGATAAACAGGCAATTTCTCCGTCCAAAAAGACTTTTAATAATAAACAGAGCAAAAAGGTGAGAAAACGCAAAGAGTTCAAATTTAATACAGTATTTGATTTTGGGGATACATTCAGATGTGAACAAGATTGTATTGATTATTTAGAAGAACTTATCTGGGATAAACAACCTGAAAGTCCGTTTGATACTACATCTAAAGTTTATAAGTGCAAAAATGGAAAATATAAATGTAAAAATACAAATAAATATTTTACAGTTATCACCGGCACAATATTTGAGGGTTCAAGAATACCTTTAAGGTCTTGGTTCTATGCTTTGTACTGTCTTACTGATAATAAAAATGGCAAGTCAGCACTTCAAATTTCAAAAGATATACATGTATCATACTACAGAACGTTAATGATGTTGCACAAAATAAGGGAATACATATTTGGTGCCGAGAACTATAATGTAATGGATGGAATAGTTTTAACTGATGAAACCTTTGTTGGAGGCAAAGATAAAAATCGCCACTGGAATAAAAAGGCGAGAAACGCTAAAGAAAATGATGACCGCAAATTTGTAGACAAAATACCGGTTGTTGGATATATGAATGCAAATGGACTGATAACAGCAAGAGTCCTCCCAAGTGTTTCAGCTAATATACTGCTAAATTGTGCACTTACTTTTATTAAACCGGGTTCTACAGTATATTCTGACGATTGGAAAGGTTATAAAGATTTTCATAAATACTTTACACATTATTTTGTTGAACACGGTAAACATAAATATGTGGATGGTGTAGTTTCTACGAATAAATTAGAGGGTGCTTGGACTCAATTAAAACGCATATTTGCAATATATCATCATGTTTCACCGAAATACCTACAACTATATGTTAATGAATTTGTGTATAGATATAATACTTTCTCTTTTGCCACAAACATTTTTAATAAGAGTTTTTATTTCTCCACTTAAAGAAACAGATTTTTTGCCTGCAATAGAAAGATATTGTTTAAATAATGCACAATCCTTTATCTCAATATCCGAGTAATGAAGAATAACGTACTCATTGCTCAAAGCCTGTATTAGCGAACACTTGTAGAGATTTTTGCAGTAAAAACACAGGTCATCGTTATCCGTATGAACTTCAAGATTGTCCTTATTGTTTACAATGCAGTACATTTACGAAGCTCCGAGTGATTTCAATAATTCGATATCTATAAAGGATTCAAATGTTATCCTTTCAGCCGGAGTCGGCGGCATAAATTCAATATCAAAAGTCAGATGTCCGTTTGCGATTTCTGTTGTAGGATTTTTATCGGAATTGAACGTGCATTTGCCGTCAATTAAAGCACCTCTGCCGATAAGTGTCCTTATAAACTGATTCACGGTTTCACAGATTGAATCAATTAAACTGTTATCTATCGGGAAATCTATAAACTGAAGCATTGAGTATTCAACCGATTCATGCAAAATATCCGCTGTTCTTCTCACATTTATGAAATTAGTCGGATGAGTTGATGATGGATACGCAGCAGACCTGTTGCCCCAAGTCCTGAACCCTGAGCCGTAGGAATTTTTACAGCAGTTATCACCGTTTATAGAAGATGTCGGATTTCCGGCATTAATATTTGCAATTTGGTATATTTACCACCAATCGCAGGTCAAGGCGTTTGAAAAAATCATTCAGAATAATTTTGAAATCTTAAAAGACCTGTTGGAAACCAATCAGTATCACGCAGCAATTTTGTCAAGAATCGAAAGTAAAATTGACAACAATTTGTGGTGTCCGATTTTAAAAAAGGAGGTTTCTTAATCTATGAACCCCGAAAGATTGCAATTAAAAGGAATGTTAGCAGAATCAAAAAAGACTTTCCGCTCTCTTGAAACAGAAGCCTCCGGTTTGATTATTCTAATCAGGTCTTTATTAAATCCCTATGACAAAATTACAAACCTTGATACAGATAAGGCTCTCATCTCTTTAAAACGGCTTGATACGATAACAAAAGAGATGAAAGCCTTAGACGTTAAAATTAAAAATTTGGAGTCTGAATTTGACGAATAAAAAATATTTGTATAACGAAGCAGAACGCTTGTATTTATATGACTTTATGACGATTGATGAAGTTGCAGCAAGGCTGAAACTCAACCGCAAAACCATTATGGCTTGGAAAGCGGACGGCGATTGGGAAATTAAACGCAAAGATTTTCTTAAATCCAAGAAGTGTTTTCATGAAGAATTATACGAACTTGCAAGAAATCTCTTAAACGGAATATCTTCTGACCTTGCAAAAGGCGAAAAAGTCGATGCCGGAAGAATGTATGCGTTTTGCAAAATTATCCCTATGTTCACCAAAGTCAAAGATTATGAAGATATTGTAAATAAGAAAGAAAAATCCGAAGCACCAAAAGGTTTAACGGCTGAAACTATTGCAAAGATAGAACGTGAGGTACTGGGTATAACTCATGACGATAGTGAAACCGAATAAGTATTTTCTACCCTACCAGTTAAGGTGGCTCAATGATAATTCCAAAGTAAAAATATGGGAAAAATCCCGAAGAATAGGAGCAACGTATGTACAAAGTTATGAAGATGTAAGAGATTGCGTAAAAAGAACAGTTCCTGCGGTATGGTTTTCAGCCGCCGATGAATCCGCAGCACGAGAGTACATTGACTACTGTAAACAATGGGCGACATTATTCAATGTTGCAGCCAAGGACTTAGGCGAACAGATTTTGGATAAAGAAAAAGATGTTAAAGCCTACGTTATAACTTTTTCAAACGGCACTAAAATCCACGCATTATCTTCTAACCCTAAAGGATTTCGTTCTAAAGGCGGAAAGGTTGTTTTAGATGAATTTGCTTTCCATAATTCCCCCGAAGAACTCTGGAAAGCAGCACGTCCCTGTATAACGTGGGGTTATCCGCTGAGAATTTTATCTACCCACAACGGTCAAAGCTGTTTATACTACAAATTCTTAGACCAGGTTCAAAAAGGCAAATTAAAATGGAGTCACCACAAAACACCGATTCAGCTTGCGGTAGATGAGGGTTTGATTGATAAAATCTATCAAAGACCGACAACAAAAGAAGAACGGCAGGAGTGGTTAGATGAAGAATGCAAAAACTGTTTTGACGACTATACTTGGTTTCAGGAATATTGCTGTATTGCAATAGATGAAGCCTGTGCGTTTATTCCGTACGATTTGCTTTCGACCTGTGAAATGGCTGACGTTTTAAAACCACTTGAAAATATTAAAGGCGATTTGTATGTCGGAATAGATATAGGAAGAAGAAAAGATTTAACCGCTATATGGTGTTTGGAACGTTTTGAAAATACGAAATACACCCGTAAAGTTAAAATCTTAGAAAAAACACCGTTTCATATTCAGTATGAAATAATATCTAAAATCCTAAAACATAGAATTAATAAACAATCTTCTGACAAAAATAAACAAAAATCCGCTGTTACAAAAAGGAATATTCGGAGCAATAATCGGAACAATCGGAGTGGGAGTTGTACTAACAACTCTCGGTACTGTTTTAATGTTGGTCGGGAAAATTGTGGGAGTTTACGGAAAACTTCTTAAATATTCAAGAGATTTCGCACCTTTTATGGTTCAGGGAGCAACAAAGTTCTTTAATTTTGGAGGGTTTAATACGACCGCTCATAACCTGACTTACGGAAGAAAAATTATGCAAGCCGGAAACCCTCTTGGGTTAAATATGTCTAATTTTTCAATAAAAAACGGGATATTCGCGGATATTAGAAGAATTGACAAGAACTTAAAAACCGGAATAGTTAAAGGATTTAAAGAGCTTCCTAATAACATAACAAAATCAATCGGAGCATTAAAAAATTGGGTATCCACCTCAATTAAAGCAATGCCGGCTAATTTTATTAACGGTTTAAAAGCGTTCAAAACGGGTTTCCTAAATATCCCGAATATGATAAGAAATGCAATAGTGGCATTCAGGGCATTTTCTGCAACACTTCTTACATCCCCTATCGGATGGATAGCTCTTGCAATAGGGGTGGTGGCTCTTGTAATTTACAAATACTGGAAACCTATTACCGCATTCTTTAAAGGAATGTGGAAAGGATTAAAAGAAGGTTTACAGCCATTAATGCCGTTATTTAAAAGAATGGCTGTTGCATTAGAACCCATAATTAAGCCAATCAGAGCAATAATAGACTGGTTCAAAAAACTTATAAAACCTGTGGAAGATACAGGCGGAGCCGCTGAAAATATGGGAGTGAAATTCGGAAAAGCAATCGCAGGAATTATTGTGAAATTCGTGGAACTTATAACCAAAGCATTTGAATGCGGAGCAAAAATTACATCAATGTTAGCCGCAGGGATTATGAAAGGAATAGCAAAAGTAAAAGACTGCATTGCAAAAGTGTCGCAAGTTATAAGAGACCACTTGCCGCATTCTCCTGCTAAAACAGGACCGCTTAAAGATTTGCACAAAGTAAAAATAGTTGAAACTATTGCAAGTACAATAAAACCAATGCCATTACAGGCTGCGATGAATAAGACGTTGGGAGTATTTTCGGGCGGCTTAAAAACGAACGTGAGAGGTGTAAAATCTTCAGCCCCCGCTCAATTTGTTATAAATTACAATCCGACAATAAATTGCAGCGGAAATACAACGAAAGATGAATTTGCCCAAATGCTCAAAAAACACAAAGATGAGATTTTGAGGATTTTCAAAAATGAAGCTGATAGGAAACTAAGGGTAGCCTACTAATGTTCGCACAACTTGGAGATATAAAATTTGAACTTATTACATATTTCAACGGCTTAAATGAAACCGTATCCTATAATTACGCACAGCACGACCGAATTGAAAACAAGCCCATTCTTCAATTTTTAGGTAAAAACCTGCTAGAAGAATCAATAAAACTGAATTTCCATAGAAGTTTCTGTGTGCCGGAAGATGAAATAAAAAATCTTGTAGATGTGGCAGATAAAGCCACTCCCTTGAAATTTATAAAAGGAAACGGCGAATATGTCGGAGTGTTTGTTATTCAGGAAATTGGTAAAACAACAGAACAAGCCTCGCCCGAGGGTGATTTAATCTAAATTCAGGTGGATATACGTTTGAGAGAATACACAGGCAAAATCCCTGAAGATAAAGAAAATGAAAAGGGATTTAAGAAGAAAGCGTGAGCCGGTGCGAATGCACTACGATGGCGACGTTTCAAATCTATGATTTGTCAGGAGCAAAAAATGACCGAATACTATTCCTACATAACCAAAGACAACGACCGATGGGATTTGATATCTTATAAATTCTATAATACTCCGACACTTTATGAAGAAATAATCAAAGCCAATCCTGATGTTGCAATAGAGCCGACACTACAAGCCGGACTAAAACTAAAAATCCCTGTTTTGGAAGAATCCGAAACAATACAATTTGAACTTCCGCCCTGGAAGAAATAGAAAACTTTAAAATCGTACATTTACAATTAAATAATTACCAAAAAACTTATTTGTAGTATAATTTAGCCATGATAAACAGTGCTGATACAGAAAAATATTCGCAAACTTATAGTACAGAAAGATTATCTTCTTTTGCGTATTCAAAAAGCGACACTATTCAAGATATTGTCAATAATTACAAAAATAACATCCAAATTTCACAGGCTATTTATCCCGAGTTATGTACTTTAGAAGTTATTTTAAGGAATTCTATTGATAATGTTTTGAGAAAATATATTTCTGACACTTGGATTGAAGATGAAATAAACAATAATGTATTACTCGATTCAAGTGAATATAAAACACTGGTTAAAGCATACAATAATACAAAAGATGAATGCTTGGCTGCTTCAAAGAATTTTACAATAGGCAAAGTGGTTGCAAATCTTAATTTTGGATTTTGGACAAATCTTTGTGTAAAGAAATATAATTCAAAAATTTGGAATAAACCAAAGTGTTTTTATGGTGTATTTGTGAATTATACAAACAAACATTCTATTAACTATATTGCTAAAAAGCTATATTTTATAAGAAGACTACGAAATAGAGTATTTCATTATGAAAAAATATTTAAATATCCTAATAATACATTGAGCTTATATAATGATATTCTTGAAATGCTGTCATTTCTACCTAATGACGACTTAGAGATGTTAAAACTAACTTCTACATTTTTAAATACATATAATCGTTTAACAAAAGATTTATGTAACAAAAAAACCTAGGCTTCTATGCACGAATGCAGGGAGAACTTCCTAGGTTGTACATTTATATTATTTACGATTTTTCAAAGTTTGTCAAGTGCCATGAAACATTTTTGTTATAAATTTTAAAGTTTATTTGGTAATTATTTAATCCAAAACAAGGAAAGATTAAATAATGCTAGTCCCCATATTTGAACTATTTTATGAAAAGAAGAATATCACCAAAGATGTTGCACCGTATGTAACTTCATTAGAATACACAGACGTTGAACACGGCGAATCAGATGAGCTTTTGATTTGTTTTGAAGATTCTGAAAAACTTTGGCAGGGGTCTTGGATTCCGACTAAAGGCGATAGTTTGCGTGCATACATCGGTTACGAAGCAGAAAAACTTTTAAACTGCGGCATATTTGAAATAGATGAACTTGAATACGACACCCCGCCGGATGTTATTACGGTTAAAGGTTTAGCTACGGGAATTAAAAAACCCTTAAGGCAAAAAAATTCTGTTGGATATGAAAACAAAACGCTGAAACAAATTGCAAAAGAGATTGCGGATAAGCATGGATATATTTTAATTGGCGAGATATCGGATGTCAGAGTTGACCGAATTACGCAGCATCAGGAACGGGATTTGAGTTTTCTGACAAAATTAGCTGAACAGTACGGCTACATTTTCAAAATCGCTGAAAATAATCTTGTATTTTATGACGTTACAAAATTAAAAGGTGCAAAATCTACACAAATCTTCTATAAATCTGATTTATTACATATTAATTTAAGAGAAAAAACATCTCAAAAATATAAATCCGTTCAGGTAAGTTACTTTGACCCGAAAAAGAAGAAAACCGTAAAAGCAACGGCAAGAAATGAAAACGTTGCAAAAGGCGATACTTTAAAAATAACTGCAAGGTGTTCGGATAGGAAACAAGCAATAATTAAAGCAAAAGCGGCTCTTTCAACTGCTAATGATAAAATTGAAGGCTCTCTTGAATTTACAGGCAATCCGTATTTGATTGCCGGAATTAATATTGAACTCAAAGGTGTCGGACATTTTTCAGGCAAATACCATATAAAACAAGCAAGACATACTTTTGACAGGTCAAGCGGTTACAAGACTTTTTGCGAGGTAGAAAGTTGTTAAGATTCGGTATTGTAACTCAAATAAATCCCCTAACCGTACAGGCAAGAGTGAACTTCGGTGATGATGATTCAACATCTTACTGGTTACCTGTAATGCAAACCAAAACATTAAAAGACAAATTCTATTCAATGCCCGATATCGGCGAACAGGTTGTCTGTTTAATGGATGAAAACTCCGAAGACGGTGTGATACTTGGAGCTATATATTCAACAGAAGATACACCAATCACACAAAGTGAAAAAGAATTATCCGCAAATTTTGAAGACGGTTCAAGTCTCAATGTGAATAAAGAAACAAGCACATTATCTGTTGTTTTTCAAAATATAAAACTTGTCGGAAACATTGAACATGATGGGCTTTTCAAAAATACAAAAGGGATAAAATCAGACTCAGATATTACAGATAAAACCTCATCGATGCAAGATATGAGAGATATCTATAATTCTCATACCCACACAGGAAATCAGAGCAAGGCAACATCCTCACCTAATAAAACAATGTAAGAAAGGAAACATTATGCACTAAAACAAATTGCAAATATCTTGATAAGCAGTTAAAACTCTGGAAACATATAAATTATTATTCTCAATCCTGTAAGCAATAAGATAACGGCGTTTTACAGTATAAAACCTGTAATTTCTATAAGTAAAATCAGGGCGAACAACACCGAGTTCAGGGAATTCAGCTAATCTATCACAAGTTTTAAGCAGATAATCTAAGAACTTTTTTGCGGCTTTGGGATTATCCTTGGCAATAAACTCAGATATTATATCTAAATCATTATATGCAACTGCGGTTATTATTAAATTTAAATTATTCATACTTTGCTATAAGTTGTTCAAAGGCAGTATGACCATCCATAACTCTGCCGGCAATTATATCATCTTCACCTTTTTGGATTTCAGCGTTAAAAGCATTAATACGCTCTTGCGATATCGATTTTCTTATTTTTAAAAGGCTTAAAGCTTCTTCAATGATATCATTTACAGATTTATAAAGTCCGGTGGACATTTGTTCATTTACAAATTTATTAAAATCAGCACTTAAAGATATATCCATGATTTACCTTTCAAAATTAATACTTTGTATTTTTATTATACCCTAAAACTTCCCAAACCTCAATAAAGATTAACAATTATGACAAACTTAAACGAAATAACATACGTTGACTGGCAGTTTAAACTCAACGATATCGGCTCTGTTGCCGAGGGAGTTGACGATATTAACCAGTGTATCGCAATAATTTTGACCACTAGAAAAGGCTCAGCTCCACACCGCCCGACGTTTGGTTCAGATATTTACAAATATGTCGATTACCCGATAAATGAAGCAATACCCAATATTATAAGAGAGGCAACAGATTCCTTAACCGAATGGGAAACAAGAATTAAGGTTAATTCAATAACAGCAGTTATAAACGAAACCCAAATCACAATCAAAGTTGAATGGACTTTAAAAGACAATAATACCAAAGGAACAACTGAAGTTACATTATGACAAATTTACCCGAACCGAATTTTATAGATAGTGACCCTGACACCATAACAAAAGAATGGATTGCATTATACGAGGAAAAAACCGGCAAGACTTTGCAGCCCGCACAGATTGAAAGATTAATGATAGATGTCGGGGCATACCGTGAAACAGTTTTAAGAATGAAAATTCAGGAAGCCGCTAAACAAAATTTGTTGAGTTACGCTCCATTAGAGATTTTAGAACATATAGGAGAACCTTTAGGTGTTACAAAACTTCTTGCAAGTTCTGCCATCACTACACTTAAGTTTTCAATCGATAATCCTCTGGATTTTGATTTTAAAATCCCGTCAGGCACGGAAGTTGAAACAAAAGACGGACTTTTTACTTTTCAAACAAAAGAAGATGTCGTAATAGCTACAGGTGAATTGTCCGTTGAAGTTGAAGCCGCTTGTGAAACAGCAGGAAGTGCAGCGAATAATTATGCAATAGGTTCAATAAATAACCTAATTACACCATTAAATTACATAACATTTGTTCAAAATATTTCAATAACGTCGGGCGGTGCGGATGATGAAACGGCTGATAATTTAAGAGAAAGGATAAGACAGGCTCCTGAAAAATTTTCAAATGCAGGAAGCAGAGGAGCTTATCGCTATCACACGTTATCCGCTCATCAAAGTGTGACAGATGTTGCAATAACATCCCCCTCACCCGGAGTTGTTAATATTTATCCTCTGACCACAGACGGTAATCCGAGTGCGGAAGTTATTAAAATAATTCAGGAATATTTATCCGATGATAAAATCCGCCCTTTAACGGATAAGGTTCAGGTCTTATCTCCTGAAAAAACAGAATTTTCTGTTTTAGCAAAAATATATCTGTATAAAGATGCAGACGAAACAACGGTTTTAAATACCATTAATTCAAAATTAGAAGAATACAAAAACCAGTTAAGAGAAAAACTCGGCAAAGACGTCATTCAAACACAGATTATTGCCATATTAAACAGCGTTTACGGAGTGTTTAAAGTTATTTTAGAAAGCCCTGCGGATATTGAGATTTCAGAGTATCAGTGGGCGGATTTAAAAGAATTTAATATATCAATAGAAGGTTATGCAAATGAGTAGCGGATTTTGGCAAGAGTGGAGCGAAGCGGAACTCGTCCCTGTGAGCAACCTGACGGAGGGCAGCAATTCAGCAGAATTGCGAACCGGAGTGCAAAGGTTGAGAACCGCCAATAATCCAAGAAATTTAGCTCCGATTAATGATATTAATTTAAAAGTATTTGATGAAATTTTAGAAGAACGGTTTTCAAAAATAGATGTTAAAAGCGTACTTGTATCAATTATAGATAATGTGCCATCAGATGCGCTGCCCCATTTAGCAGAACAATACCATATAACAGGAAATGAAGGTTGGATTCAAGCATTAAGCGAAGAGGAAAAAAGAAATTTAATAAAATCATCCATTAAAATGCACAGGTATAAAGGTACAAAATATGCAATTGAAGAGATATTTAAGACATTAAATATCGTAGGAAGTGTAACCGAGTGGTTCGATTATGGCGGCGAACCATATTATTTCAAAGTAATTTTGCAAATATTTAACCGCTCAATAAATGAAGAAACTGAAAATAAATTAAGAGCTCTGATAGATGAATACAAAAACGAACGATCGTGGCTTGAAGAAATCCAATTTCATCTTTCAGCAAAAACAAAAATGTGCGCATATTCTGCCTGTGTGCAGAATGAAACAATAACAATAAATTCTAAGGAGGTTATAAATGTCTGAAGAATTTTATTCACTTGTAACCGATTATTGTACCGAAAAGCAGTTAAAATGTATCAAAGAGGGAGCTCCTTTTGATATCTCTGAAATTGCACTCGGGGACGGCAGCGGCAAATATTATGAACCTGATACATCTCAAACTAAACTTGTTAATGAAGTTTGGCGGGGAAAAGTAGAACAATGCGAATGGATTAATGACAGGTTTTATTGTATAACGACAGTTCCGGCGGAAGTCGGCGGGTTTATCGTCAGAGAAGCAGGTGTTTTTGATAAAGATAATAATCTTCTTGTAATTTCAAAATTCCCTGAAACGTATAAACAGTCGCCTGATTCAGGAACTGTAAAACAATTAACAATAAGAATTGAGTTATTGTTATCTAATACGGAACTGACAGAACTTGTAATAAATCCGAATATTAACAGCGTTACAAAAGGGGAACTTGAAAAATACCAGAAGATATCCGAAAAAGGTACGGCAAACGGATATACTCCTCTTGATAATTCGGGATTAATTCCAAAACAATTTATTCCCGAAATTGAAACCAAAAGTATTTTAACGCCGTTTTGCTTAAATTCATGTAAATTAGATTCTAAAGGAAATCCCGATTTGTTATCCTGTGAAACCGTAAAGGTGCAAAAATACACAGCATCTAATCTTGGAACTTTCTATGTTCCGCTTGATTTTATTTTTGAAAAAGACGGCGTTGTTTATTCTGATACCGAATTGTCAGTAGAAGCAGGAAAGATTGTTTCCGTTGATACAAGTACAAAAAGCATAGCGTTTGGCGAAATTGAAACTTTATCTGAGGATGAAGAAAATGCACTTCACTATTCAGGCTCAATAACAGGTGATTTTTATATTAAGGAAAGTTTAATATTAGGTGCTGAATGTTTTTCGGATTCGGATTGCACCAATTCAATCGGTGTTGTAACGTATCTGAATTTAACAAAAATTGCAATCGGACAAAATGAAACTTATTCAAAAGACAGCGATATTACAACACATATTTATATCACAGCTCACGCACCTTTTATTTACACAACGGCATCAAGCAAGACATACAATGTTGAAGAAGATTTGGTTTTGGATGTTGTTAATTTATGCCCCGAATCCGAAACGCAGAATTTTAATTTATTTGTAAATTTGGAAGACGGCGTTTTTACGCTCGTTGCACTTTCTAATCAAATATTTACACAAATGCTTGAGCCGACTGGTTATACGGCAAACGATGTGTGGTTTAAAATTTTAGAGCCATTGGCAAGTTATATTTACCTGTTAAACATCTGGCAGGAAACAAACCTTGTTCCTGTCGGAATATTTACGCTTGAGGGCGGATAGGAGTATGTGAAAGAATCCAAAAATAAAAAATTAATCAAGGAGACAAAATGGAAACAAAATTTTATTACAGTTACAACACGGAAGAAAAATCTTTTTCTGGAAAATTTCCGGCACTAAAAAACCCGAGACGGCAAAACGAATATCTGCTGCCTGCTATGGCAACGTTTATTGAGCCGCCTGAAACTAAAGAAAATGAAATTGCCATATGGAACGGTGAAAGTTGGGAAATTGAGCCTGACTTCAGAGGAACGTTACAGGTAAATATTGATACAAAAGAAATTTCAAATATTGAATATGTGGGTAAAATTAAATCAGGATTTCAAATTGTATCAAAAGAAGTCTCTGAAGATATTCAGCAAAACCCCGAAAAATACAAAAAAGAGGACGGTAAACTCGTGGATATTTCAAATACGGATGAATACAAAGAGTTTTTACACCAAAAGGAAATTGCCGTTCGTAAGGTAGAAATTGAACAGGAACTGGCGGAACTTGACACCAAAAGAGTCCGTGCAATGTGCGAACCAAGCATAAAGGATGAAACAACGGGTGAAACTTGGCTTGAATATTACAATGCAGAGGTTAAAAAATTAAGGGAAGAATTAAACAGTTTATGAAAATTGAAAAATTAAAATCCAAAAATATCAATCAAAACGGTTATCATACGAATATTTTTACAAAATACAGAATCGGCACATTGTTTATTTACCCTACAAACTATACTCCTGATGATTGTTTTTCATGCGAGGGATACTCTTTGCTTATTGCAGATTATGAGGATTTATATAAGGTTGTCGGAACTAAATTCAACAAGTCAGGTGATGCTGCAGGAACATTCAGAATCCCAGATTACAATGTAACAGGAAGATTTTTGCAGCCGAACAAAACCGCAGGAACACAAATTGCAGCAGGTTTGCCGAATATAACAGGTGCAATGTATCAGGACGGTATAAATGCCGATTCAAATAATGGTGTAATTTGGGGGTGTTCCGGTGCGTTATATCTAGCATCCGCTACATCCAAAGTCGCTTCATACACCCACTCAGGAACAGACCGAAACGTAAGGCACGTTAATTTTGATGCATCCCGTTCAAGTTCTGTTTTCGGTAAAAATTCAACAGTACAGCCTGCTTCACAGACAGTTCACGTTTGCATTAAGTATAAATAATTATGAAACTTTTATCTCTAAAAACTAATTCTTTAAATCAAAATAATTACAATAAAAATATTTTAACACCAGAAAATGTCGGTTCGTTGTTAATTTATCCTGTCGGCTACACTCCTGAAACGTGTTTGTCGTGCGATGGATATATTTTAAAAATAATTGATTATGAGCTGCTTTATTCAGTAATCGGTAAAAAATTTAACAGTGGTACTGAAGCAAAAGATGAATTCAGAATTCCTGACTACAATGTTACAAAAAGATTTTTACAACCGGGCACAAATGTCGGAACACAAATTGCCGCAGGACTACCAACTCATACTCATAAAATCACAATGGCAAGAACTGATAAATCAGGAAATGACACAGATTGCGTTTGGTCTTGGGGCGAAAACAGAAACGGAAACGGTACGGTAACATCCGGAGCACCTTCAAATTCTATTTACGGAAAATCCTCAACAGTACAACCCCCATCTCAAATTGTACATGTTTGTATCAGATATAAATAAGGAGTTTTTATTATGACATCACTGAATAAAATCTGTCTGCACTGGACGGCGGGGACAAATCAGCCCTGTAAAACAGATATTGAACACTACCACTTTTTAGTAAATAAAGACGGAGTTATTACCGAGGGAAAATACAAGCCAACGGATAACCTCAATTGTTATGACGGAAAGTACACTCAACATTGCGGCGGCGGGAATACAGGATGTATCGGAATTTCCTGCTGCGGTATGTTTAATTTCAACCTGAAAGACAAAACGACAAAATACCCGCTGACTCAAAAGCAGGTTGAAAAAATGTGTTTTAAAGCGGCGCAGCTCTGTTTGCAATACGGAATTACTGTAAACGAAAAAACTGTATTTACCCATTATGAATTCGGCAAAACTCATCCTAAAACAACAAGCTACGGAAAAATAGATTTTACCTATCTTCCATACTTACCGAATTTGCAGACTGACAGAGTCGGCGGATATTTAAGAAACAAAATTCAATGGTACATATTACAAATTAGAAAAGCGGATTTTCGGTAGGGCGCCGTGTGAGCGATAGCGAACCCAGCCCGCAAGATGCGAAAGTCCGATTGAGCGGATAAATCCGGCAGGATTTAACAGCGAAAACAAGGACTTGCATACCCGAATAATCCGAACAAGAAAGAAAGGAAAAACATTATGAATTTATTTACCCTGATTAAGAACTGGAAAGACTTTAGTGCAATATGGGCGGTTTTACAGCCGTTTGTTTTGAAACTTATTAAAAAGAACGTTCCAAATTCAATTACAAAGCTGTATGAAAACTTGGCAAAATACACACAGCCTGCGATTGACAGCCTTTTTAAATTGAAAGACAAAATTAAGAAAACCCCGAACGAGCTTGATGATTATTGCTTCAATCAGGGAGTTAATGCGGTTGAAAAATTTGCAAATTATCTTCTTGAAACGGTACAGGAATTAAGAGCGTAAGAGGTAATTTATGTCTTGGAGAGATTTATTAAACGTTCAAAACGTTGAAAAAGGATTTTTTGTCTCCTCCAATTTCTACGGAATACCTGATATAAAGGCGGATGAGTTCGATGTAAAAGAACTCATCCCTTATCGGGTAGATTCCAACAGGAACGGGACAGCACACTTTTTCTTAGATGATTACAGGTTTGAGCGGTGTTGGAAAAATGCGAATTCACAGATTGAAGAATTGAAAAAGTATGATGGTGTTTTATCGCCCGATTTTTCAATGTACACAACATATCCGAAAGCATTTCAGATATGGCAGGTATATAGAAACCGATGGTGTGCAGCCTATTGGCAATCTAAAGGAATAAAAGTAATCCCAACAATCAGTTGGTCAGATAAATCAAGTTATAAATTTGCATTTCTTGGTGTTCCTAAAAATTCTGTTGTCGCTATTGCGACAGTCGGAGTTATGAATGATAAAAAAGCCAAAAGCCTTTTTATGCAAGGTTTTAAAGAAATGTTAAAACAACTTGAACCAAAGAAAATTTTGATTTATGGAAACAGACTACAAGAACTTAACGGATATGATAATATCCAATGGTTCGAACCGTATATGAATAGATTAGTAAAAAAGAAAGCGAGGTAACTATGGGCGGACAATCAGTAACCCAAAGTAAAACAAAACAAAAAAGAATTTCTGACGAAACTATCGATAATTTAGTCAGAAAAATAGCACCCAACTCAAGGGGTTGGTACTGGGAACAAAATGATATCGTTGTAAAATTCAGAGAGCCTAAAAAGGTTAAAAATTCTGTTTGGAACAAGCTAACTAAAAAACTGGGTGAACTTGGAGTTAGTGATGTAATGTTGGTAGGTTCAGACTAAGAAAGTGAGGTAAACTATGGGCGGACGTGGTTCAGGTGGCGGGCGAAGCGGTGGCGGAGGCGGTGCAGCTAAAAATTCAGAAAATACAAATTCACAAATAAAAAAGGGAACACCTTATTTAAAGAATTTGAATGACCCGAAAGAATCCAAAGCACTAAAAGATAAAACCCTAAACCAAATTAAAAAATTACAAAAAAGAACAAATTGGTGGGGTGATAAACAGCTAAACAAAATAAAAGATGCACTGCAAAAAACGCCGGATTATAAATCGGAAGATATTTTAACATTATCTGATAATTTCTTTAACTACAAATCGACATACATGAATAAAGTCAAAAATATGAATCAATAAAAAAGAAAGCGAGGTAAATATGGGCGGACGCGGTTCAGGCGGTGGACGAAGCGGCGGAGGAGCTGCTAATAATACTCCAAGACTTATAAGTGCTAATGATTATTATAAAGAAAAATATTCACAGATGAATGATGCGGAATTAAATAAAGCATATAAAAATGCTCAAAGAAATATGCAAAATGAAAACGCAAAACTTCAAATGGAAATAAATAAATTAAAAAAAATTAATGAGGATTTTGCAAAGGCGAGCGAAAATGATTCTGATTATCAGGCAAAAGTTGATGCAATGAATAAGCAGATAGAACGTGTAAATGATGCACGAACCAGAGCCGGTTTAAGAGAAACAGCCTTTTATTTAGCTGTAAATGAGAAAAATAATGTCAGAGGCAGACAAACTGCTGCGGATATTAGTAAAATGACAAACGGTCAATTAAACTCTTTTCATTATAAATCAGCAAAAGAAAGTAATAAGGCAAACAGAAGAGCTGAAAATGCAAAAACAAAAAAAACTCATGCAAAAAATCTTGAAAAAGCGACTAAGCATGCAAAAGACTTTTTCAAAGCTGATGCTGAACGAAAAAGAAGAAATCTTGGAATCGACGATGATGCTAAAAATTGGTAATTGTGTCTGAATGATACGAAATAGCAGGAATGACTTTAATTTTAACGTGAAACGAGTGATGTATGTCATTGTACAAAAATATAGGAGGTCAATATGACAGAAACACTTACACCGATTGAAATTTTGAAAAGCAGACAAAATTTCTCAGATTACATTGAAACTCATTCGGGCGAAATTACAACAGAACTGCTGAAAGATTATCCGGCAAGGGAACTTCTCATTATTTGCTCACAATTAACACAGAGTTCTGAAGGCTTGGTTACTTTGGCAAACCAATTACAGGGGAATAAAAAAGCCTACATATTTTGGTTTGTTGCAAACGAAAAAGAAGAATTTAAAAACATTGCACAAAAATTGAATAATGTTTTTGATAAAAATTTCTGCGGGATTTTCTTAATTAAAGCATTTTTGAACGGCGATAGAATAGGCTTTGAATGCCTTTTGAAACCAGAAATTCCAACAAAACAGGTTAGAAAAACAGACACACCTGCCAAAACCTTACAGCTTGAATATTGGACAAAATATTTTGAAATCTGTGATGAACTTCAAAGTGAGATGCAGGTCAATCCAAAACCACAGCATTTTCAATATATTCCGATAGGCAAATCCGGAGTGCAAATTCTTCAAACCGTAAATACGCAAAATAAATATGTCGCAACCGAGATTATGATTAACAACAAAAAAGAAATTTTTGAAAAATTGTCGGAGCATAAAACGGAAATTGAAGAAGAACTTGGCAGACTTGAATGGGATTCAAAAGATAACGTCAAATCCTCAAGAATCCGAAAATACTTAAATTACGATATTACAAACGCTGAAGAAATTGAAAACGCAATCCGAAACCACATAAAAACGGCGGAAGAATTTAAAGCGATATTCAAAAAGTATTTATAAGGGGAGTCTGTGATGAAGTTTTTTAAAATCGAATTCAAAGAAACGTATATGCCAAACAGTGTCATTAGAGAATGCGAAGTTTACGATTTAAACAAAGCGATTGAAATCTATGGTCTAAATAATTCTGACATTGAACATTGGAAAGTCTTAGAAGAAAGAGAGGTGGATGGTTAACCCCATCCGCTTCTCTTTGTGTCGGAATGATACGAAATAGTCAGCAATGACTTTAAAAACAAGTCATTCAGAGTGATTAATACCAATGTAATAAATAAAAGAAAGGAACAAGCAATGTCAACAAGAAGTTTAACAGCAGTAAAAATAGACAACGAATACAAAGTTGCTGAATTTGGTTACTATGATGGATACCCAAAAGGGCAGGGCAAAGAGGTTTTAGATTTTTTAAGAAACAAAATGATAAAAGAAAAATTTTTGAAAAAAATAAAACAGCTCCGATATGCTTTAACCGACAAAGAATACAATAAACTGAGTCAAAGGCAAAGTGAACTGGATGGAGCAGATATTTTAGAATACTTGCAAAATAATAATGAAACGCTAGTGAATAATGCCATAGAATTTGCTAAGGATA